TAGTTTATAAAAATGTTGAAGTCCAACTGTAGTTTGTTTCATAAACTGTTCTTCGTTTTTAGCTAAAGAAGATTTTGCTTTTTCTTCTTTAGCTTCTTTTATATAATTTTCGCTACCTTCAACATCTCCAAACCACCAAAAGGGAGTGTATTTTTTAGCTTTAATAATTCTATAAGTGTGCTCAACATGCTCCCAAGCATTATAAAATGTTTCATCGAATAACCCCACTTCTTTTAAAATAGAATTATGAAAATATGAAAACATACCAACTATATGGGGGTACATTGCTATTTTTAAATTTGAAGTATATTCAACAACAAGTTTAGGATTTGGTGGTGTGTCTTGTCTAGCAAGGTGTCTCAAAGATAAGTTTCCTATAATGCTGGGATCATCTTGCATTCTGTTCCAAGGACTACCTGGACCAAAGTTAAAATGTTTAATACCTGTCAACTTACTAGCGTTGATGTACAGATTCCACACATCAGAATTTACAATATAACAATCATCTTCTAGTATGAAAATATGATCGGCTTTTTCATCGAGTGCAAGGCGAAATAAATCATTTTTACTTATACTTACTCCTTTGTTTGTTTTATGTTTGATGTAATGTGTTGTTTTGTCAACGTTTACATCTTTTTCTCCATCATTAACTACGGCAAGTATATCAATACTTTTATCGTCTTTTATAGAATTATAACATTGATAAAAAAAATCAGGCCTGTTGCAGGTTGCAATTCCTACAAATATTTTTTCTTTTTTATTCATGGGATGTCTGACAGGACTTATACAATTCTAAACATTTGTCCAGAACTTCTTTTTTGGTAGCTCGTGTTTCTACGTGCTCAACAAATTCTTCAAAAGCAGTTTCAATATCAATAGAAAGCTTTTTGACTTCTTTTGTATCTACTTGTGCATTATCAAGAATGTTGAATTCAGTTCTAAATTGCAGAGGTCCGTACTGAGTCAGCTTTGAAATTAATAAGTCTAGAGTCAAAGTTTCAATCTGATTGTCTACATATAAACTGACAATGTTGTTCTTGACAATTGAAGGAAGATCTTCGTATTTCTTTTGAATAAGTTCAGAAATTTTCAATCTATAATGTTTTGGAGTGATGTTATTCTCTATAAATTTTGTTTGAAAGTTGTCGAAGTCAATTATTGTTACTCCTTTTTGCTGACCTCTATCTCCAAAGTCCATTTCATATGGAGACCCAAGATACAAAACGTATTTGTTGTTTTCGTACTCTCTGTGTTCTCTGTAATGGAAGTGGCCGGTTATAACAGAATCTGCCTTTTCTAACAGATCGGCTGATGTATCCCCGTGATCACAAATTTTAGTTGCATTCATCTTAAAGTTGGCAATTTCAAAATGACCAACTAGCATGTCAACTTTTTGCAAATCTTTAACTACTGTTTTCCATGGACAAAACGTTACTTTTTTGTCACCAACTTCGATTGTTGTTGGATTTGCATAAACGAATACGTTATCAGACTCTAAAATTTCTACAGAATTTACTTCTACTGTGGAGGATAAAAATGCATCATGATTCCCAGGAATTAGATGGACGTTAAAATCTTTTAGCTCGTCAAAAAATTTTTTGGCTGTATGAAGAGTGTTTACTCCAATTTCGTGTCTGTCATGGAAAACATCTCCTGCAAAAAAGATTGTATCAAGCTTCTCTTCTACCATTACAGACTTGATCCAGGAGGCTAAGTCTAAGCAAATCTTGTGCCAAGTTTGGGAGTTTTGGTGAACTCCCAAATGGAGATCAGAAAAGAAAAGAACTTTATTGTTTTTGGGATTAATCTTCAAAGTGCCCATTCTGAGTATAATCGTCTGAAGAACCGTTGTGTGTGTTTTTGCGGGAAGGAATTTGACCAGAACAAACATGGTCTTCATAAACTTCTTCTTGGTATCTCTTTAAAGTTTCAAAATCCTTTTTAGACTTTTTAATGCAATTTTGAAATGCATGATAAGCAACCTTTGTAAAATAAGAAAATGGATTATAACCAACTCCACACTTAAACCTCTTGCGTCTTAGAGCTGTCATCATTTTCACAATTGCATCACCTTGCATTTCAGTTTTAAAACTATAAGAATAAAAATTACGAGCTAATCCCAAGCGAACAGCAATCATCTGAACCATGGAAGCAAGCTTTTCAGAAATGATATCAGTTGAATAATATTCTTCAATCAACGCCTCCATTTCGATTGGATCTATGTAAACATCTTTAAGTTCTTCTTTTGTTCTCCGAACTCTTTTTGGCGCTAAGGATGATGATTGACTCATAAAATTTACATTAGTATATTATAAATTGTTTATTGTTCAACGAGTTCTTTTGTAACAATTGGAATATTCTCAGTTGAATACAGGCGTTTTCGCTCATCGAAGTGTTTCTTACCATAATAAAGACTGGTGTCCGCTATATCAAAAATGGTTGCTATTTCTTTGGAATGATGAAGCCTCAAAGATCTTCCAATTGACTGAATAATTTTAATTCGAGCTTTTCCGATGGAAGCAAAAATAATATTATGCAAGTTTTTTATTGAAATGCCAGTAGAAAAAATTTTGGAGATTGCAATGCAAACGACTTTATTTGTTTCCTCCATCAGTTGTCTAATTTTTTCTCGTTCTTCTACTTCCACTGAACCCTGTACAAAATAAATTTGCCTGTCTGTATTTTGTTTTAAAAATTCCAACAAATGCTCTCCATGAACAATTCTATCTACAAGCACCAAAGTGTTTGTCTCTAAATTTTGAATCAGCTTTGAAATGACGTTGTTTCTGTAAACGTTTGTGTGAAGCCATTGAGTTTCTTCTTCATAGCCAGCAGTAGGATCGGACATTGAAGGTCGTGTAAATTGAGGAATGTTTTTGTACTCTAACTTTAATCCTACAACACGGACTTTTGAAATGTATTTGTCGTTTCTTAATTCAATTGACTTTTTATGATAAACAATTGGACCAAACAAACGGTTTAAAGTCCAAACATCAAAGGTATTTTCTGGCAATGAGCCAGTCAAACCAAATATGTGTTTGGGTTTTAAGCTTTTTAAAAGTTTTGTAATTTCTTGGGCTGTTGAAATTTTGTGACACTCGTCGGTTATAATGACTTCAAATCTGTTGAGTATTGAACGATCTTGAGACTTAGAAAGCAAAATTTGACTGTTGGCAATAACAATTTTAGTTTCTGAATATTCATGGTTTCCTGTCCATCTAGAAATTAAATTTTCTGACATTCCATAATCTAAAAAGTCTTGGTATGTTTGTTGTACAAGCTGAATGTTTGGAACAAGAATTAATATGTTGTAGTTCTTTTGTTTTAAAATTGTTTGACAAATCAAAGCCATTGTCAAAGTTTTTCCTGCGGATGTTGGCAGAACAATGATTCCTTTTCCTTTTTCTAATGCTCTTTTGGAGGATTCTAACTGATAATCTCTTGGAGTTAAATTTAATTGTTCAATATTGTCTGACAAGCTTTCTACATTATGGTGGTTATCAAACGTCAATGTAGTTTGTAAATTCAACGAAGGAAAGGAAAACTTGATTTCTTCTTGAAGCACTTCGTAAAATGGAAAGTCGAAATGTCCCTTTTGTCCTATTGCATACTTTCGGACTGGCATGTTTCTTCCTGTCCGCTTTCTCATAAAGACCAATGCTTTATCTTCAATTGAAAAATGCTCGCGAATTTGTTCAAGATATTCTGAAACAATTTTAGGCTTTCTTTGAATTGTATCGAAGTCAAACGTTACTGTCATCAAGTTGTCTCCAAAGTTATAATTTTTGTAAGGTTTGACATTCCGTGTTGGGCGTCTCGAAAATTCATCTCAACTTTTGTCAAATATTCAACTAAAAGCTCGTTGTCTAAAATTTCTTGATCAATTTTTAGAACAACTTCGTTTTGACAGATGGATTCAGAAATTGTTTTTTGTGTAAGGCCAATTGGAGATTCGTGTTCCAACTTTTGGCGAAGCATTTTTACGGCTTTTTCTTTTGCTTTTTTCAGTCTGTTTATCTGCTGCTTATGAAACATCAATCTTCCTACCCAATAATGTCTCGTGGCAGGCAAGGTCATTTGAACTTCTTTTAAGTTGAGCTCATCGAACTTAAGAAACTCTTCAATTTTTTGATGATATTCAAAAAATAAATCTTGACAAGTCTTTTCCGACATATTTACACAATACCTCTTAAAAACAAAAAGTCCACACTCTTCTCCCCGCCCTTTTAGACTATATCTTAGTATTCCGGCAATTCAGATCGAGGGAGGGAGGTCCCCCCATCCATAGGGAAAACCTCCAATATCCTAGATTCCGTTTAAAACGAGTCTCGGTCGGGTTAACAAGCTTCAAAAAATCAAATGATTAATATGCCCCCTCGGTTGTCCTATAAGGGCTGGCTTGAGCGGTCCTGGCAAAATGCCAAACAACGGTCACGCAACTGCGCACATCGAGTGTGTTTTTAATTTATGAATCCCTGATCCTGTTTGTTTATCCCACTACTGGGACCTGCTATAACGCTTTGGTTGGAGCTAACAGGGATGTAAGCAATTTAATTTAAAATGTGTATTTGTCAACAAAGTTTATTAAATACATTTATGGAATTTCAAAAAATCGTAGAGCAAGTCCTCAAAGAAGAAACTGTTGCAGGTGGGGAAGGATCCAGCTTTGGACCAAACGTTGGATCAACAGCCACTCCATTTAGTGGGGACAACTATGCTCCTGGAGACGCACGCAATCCTTATGGAGTTTATGGCGGAGTTTTGACTCGTTCTGGAATGCGCAAAAAGAAACGCTCAAAAAAGCGTAGAAAAAAGAAAAAGTAACAAATGGACCTCGGTCATTGGCAACTTAAAGAAGGATTAGAGTTTAATTCAGAAGCATTTGGATTCATTTACGAGGTCCACAATAAGACTCTCAACAAAAAATACATTGGAAAAAAACAATGCGTTTCCAGAGTCAAACGCAAACCATTAAAAGGAAAGACAAGAAACCGCATAGATCATAAACAATCGGATTGGAAGACTTATACTGGTTCATCAAAAGAGCTGAATGAAGACATTGCCAAGCACGGAAAGGAAAATTTCACTTTTACGATTCTAGAATGGGGTGGATCTAAATGGGAATTGGGGTATAAAGAAATAAAATTACAATTGGAGTTGGATGTTTTATTAAATGAAGGATGGTATAATGGCATTGTGAACTGTCGTCTATCGAAGCCTAAGAACTATGGTAAAAAACTTTCCTAAATCTCGCATCTGTGTAATTGATTGCTATCCTTCATTCCAAGAAGGCTTGCAAAGAGCTTATAATTTTGCAAACAGGAACAACATTTCTTTGAATACAACAGATGGCAAAAAGCTAATTCTTGGCTATTGCATAAATGCTATTAAACAGGTCTATAGCTCAACCTCTAGCCCATATCCAAAAGTCCTTTGCATTTCTAAAAAAGCAATTACAAACAAGATTCAAAACTTTATTGACAACCACTTTGATAAAATGATGGACCATTTGCCATTGCCTTATTGT